ACCCACAGCACTTTGCGTTGCTGCCGCACCTGCGGTAATTGACCCAGAATTGATGTCGGTGACAGTGTAGGTGCTAGAAGTAAGTACCGTCACAACATAGTTGCTATTGGTAGCTGTACCGCCAGTGCCTGCGGCAAAAGCAAGCCCTACCACGTCACCGGTTGTCAGCCCATGGGATGCCAGTGTGATTGTGATAGTTGTGCCAGAGCGGGCATAGGTAACCGATGTAGGGGCCGAAGTGGTATCCCAGATATTTACTGTGCCCGCTGTGCCTGATCCAACATTGATCAAGCCTTTAAGTCGCGTTCTGCCAGTGACCATTTGGCCACTGGCATTTACATGCGAACTTTTTACGTCAAATTGAAAGCCACTCATAGGGCCTCCTATTAGGAATCGGCAAACGGTGTAGCAACGGTGCCAGTGCCGAGGATCACGCCAGTAACGCAGTACTTCAATGCGGCAATTGCGCGGATCTCAATCCAAGTGCCTGCAACGCCACCAGTGGTCGTTCCATTCAAATTGATAAAGTCGTTTGAAGCTGCGGCAGTGAACCCTACCATTGCGCCAGCCGAATCGGTGTCCACCGACAACAAGGAGCCAATGAATTTGTCAGTGCCATCAGTACCAATCTTCAGGGAGCTAGTGCTGATCGTGGTGGGAACCCAAATGGAGTACAGCACGCCTAGATTATTCTGGGTGTTGTAATCGCGGCCCGGGCCTGAAGTAGCACCATCCGCAGTAGTGTTGATGGTGGGCAAGAGAATGGTCAAAGCAGATGCCAAAGAACCGCCAACCAGAAGCAATCGGCCACCATGAGTGATGGGGTCCAACGTAGTGTTGGCAGTGATTGTTAGAGCAGCTCCGGGGCCCTGTTGATACATGCCGCCCATCGAACGAAGGGGGCCGCTGAACGTAGTACGTGCCATGATTTTTCCTTACATACAAGCTAGGCGCATCAGTCCGTATGTTGTCTAGCCGGGACTAGTCTGATGCACCGGAAACCCCGGATTAACTGCAATATATCATAGTTTTAAACGCTTGTGCAAATAAAAAGGGCCCCCGAAGGGGCCCTAGTGGCAGGCCAGTCACCTCTACCGTACTGAAGCTTATCAGGTCGAACCCGAAGAGCCGTAGATGCCGCGAGGGTCAGACCAGCCGAAGCTGTAACGCTCACGAGCCTTGTAGCGCACATTGCCGGTGTCAAAATCGCCTTCAAAGGCGGTCTTGATTGGCGAACGCTGGAACATCTTCAGGCCGTTGGGCGCATCGGTCATGATGAACCATGCGTTGGTGTCGGTCAAGAAGTGGTTCACGGCATAACCGTCAGGAATCAAGCCCATCGATTTGATGGCATTGATATCGTTGTCGGCAGTCGCAGTACGCAGAGTGGACTTCATCAGACGCTCGGCAGTAAACTGAAGTTCTTTTGGAACAATCATTTTCTTGCCCATAACAGCGATCTTCAAGCCACGCTCGTCGATGAAGCTTGCAATGTCGATCAAACCTTGTTCCAAAGACGTTTCGTTCAGGTCAGCCTGAGTCGAAGGCGTATTGGCAAAGTTTTGAGCCAGTGCAGTGGGGTGGTTCAGGTTGCACAGAGAAACGCCATCACCGCCGACATAATTGCCGCCAGTAAATGCATTGTTCAGTACAGAAGCCGCCTTGACTTGCTTGGTGTGAGACATCGAACGCGCCAGTGCTTTGGTGTAGCGACCAGAGAGACGGTCATAGAGGTTGTCCTCTACAGCTTCTTCAGTCAATGCAAACGCCATTGCAATGGTTTCGTGCGTATAACGAGCCGTGAACGATTCGTTCGCGGTGTCATACACTACGCCTGCGCCTTCAACCTTGGTTGGGGCAGAACCGAATCCGGTCAACATTACCTCTTCTTCAAACGCACGGTCAGAAGATTCGATTTCGAAAATCTCTTCGTGTTCGTTTTCGTAGCGGTTGTACTCCATGCCAAACAAGGCATTAAGTCCGGGCTCTAGCTCTTTTACGAGTTGTGAACGTGTAATAGCCATGATTATGCTCCGTCTGATGCAACGCCAACACTACCGTATTGATGCTGATTAATTTTCACAATTACCTGTGCATAAGTGCCCAGAGCATTTGTTACGGAATCATAGAGGCCTACGATTTTAAACGTCAATGCAGCGGTCTTAGCAATGGAGGACGAACTGAGAGTTCCACTGGAAATACCTGAGTAGGTACTGCCTGTGGTAGACGCAGTGGGGTCAGCATTCTTGCCAAGGTTGGCTTGAGTAACTGCACCATCTGCTTGGACAACAAATAGCTGGTTTGGATCGTCCAAAACTTCGCATATGATGGGACCAATGTTAGGAGTAACACTACCGGGGTAGTAGTTTTTCCAAGTTGGTTTGTCAGCGCGAGTTGGGTCGTTGTATTGAACACCGTTGAACACGCCAGTAGCGGCATTGTGCGTAGCAGCGTCATACTTGATGATGTATCCGTCATAGACAACAACTAAGTCGCCCTGATAGATCGCAGTTCCGTATCCACTTGCAATCGTATAGCCGTACTGCTTTTGAGCGCCAGTGGCTGAAAGATTACCTAGCGGACGCAGACCAAAAGGCTTATTTACATTTGCCATTTGTAGCTCCTAAAAGATTAAAAATCCGAATTAACGGTTTCCGAAAGTTGTTTTGGAACTTCTTTCGGGGGATTGGATGCGCATTGTAGAGTGTGCGTTTTCTCGCATCAACTCATTGTCTACTGCGGACAACTGCTCACGGGCCTTCATACGGTAATGGGCATTACGCTCTTCAGCAGTCTCATCAGGGATTTTTGCTAGAAGCAGGCCACCAGTGGTGACCACCCCTGCATGCTTCCCATCCTCAATGGTGGGCATCATGCCTTGGTATTCTTCAGGCAATTCCTCAATGCGCACGAGTTCATAACCTTCGCGCATGCTGCTGTAGACATTTTGCTTATCTACGAATCCATTGACTTCTGCACGAATCCAACGGTATCCATAGCCTTCTGGAGGCGGTGGTGTATCTAAGCGTGAAGGCGCTGCCCATGGCTTGCGACGAGTTTCCTTATCCCGAGTTGGGCGGGCGGCTCTATCGATGGTAATTTTTTCGCTCATGATCATTCCTTTACGTACTTAGCATATTCCTCAAGAGGAACATTCAGCTTCTTAGCAATAGCAATCTGACTCGGCGATAGCCGGACAGTACGGCGCGCACTATTTATCCCCGAACTTCGGGAAGCAGGTGCAACAGCAGGCGCGGAACGCTGTTGTCTGGTTTGGGTTGCAAAGCGGGTCGGGAGTTCTTCCCGAAGTCTTCGATCTAATTCATTGTAATACTCATCTGAATCGGGTTCAACCCCCTCTTGCTCAACAAGAGTCTGGTGGATTCCCCAAGCGGCATAAGTAGCCACGCGATCCTGACCATACCATGTATTGCGAGAGGCCCAATCCTCCGCCCGGGGCGAGGGGGTGGGTTTTTGTTGTACCTGAGGGACCTGCTGCTGCGGCATGGGCTGGCGGAAGTTTTCCACCTGCTGTTGCTGGGTCTGGAGCCAGCCTGTAACTTGGCGGGACTCCATAGTCAGGTCAGTCAGACGCTGCTGGGCTTCGGTTTCGGTGTCAATGTCACCTTCTTCGCGGGCTTTGCGGATGATTGCTTTTAAAGTAGCCTGCTGGGTGTCCAGTCGGCCCTTGGCTTCATTTAAACGGCTGTAGTCCGTGTTGACAAGCTTCTGCTGAAGGGTATACTTCTCGCTTTGCAAGCCTTGGGCAAAGGCAATAGCTGCATCCTTTTGGCGTTCGGCTTCCCGCATGCGGGCAGTGAGCTTGGAGATACGTTTTTGAACACCTTCACTGATAGTGTCCAGTTCATCGCGGTGTTCTTGATTCTCCGAGGGGGCCGCAGGAGCAGCGCCGCCTTCTTCTACGGGATCTTCCACGGAAATGTCCGTGGCAACCTCGCCTTCACCTAGATCAAACTCTAGCTGGTTGTCATTCATAAATTGTCGTGCCATTTTTGGGCTCCTTACATGTGAAGAATGTCATTGGGGTCTTTAATCTTGGCCAAGATCTCGTCATCGTTCAAGATTCGGATCTCACCGCCCTCAATATTCATCCTTGCACCGGCATATCGGCCAAAAATAATCCAATCACCTTCCTTGCACCAAGGACCGTGAGGGAATTTCTGGGTA